GAAAGACGCCAACGCGACCCTCGGCGTTGTGAATGATAAAGAGGGTGTTGCCTTCGCGCACAATGGATGTACCGGGCATATTCATCTCTTTGACCATTGCCGCGTAGACAGTGGACGCAGGGTGTGGAGACTTGGTCTCTTGGGCGGCAATCATCAAGATTGCTTCCGCTCCCAATTCCTTCTTTTTGCTATCTACCAGCATCACAGCCCCTTAAAGATTGCGGCGGAGTAGATGTTGCCCATCCCTGCCGCCAAACTCATTATCAAGCCATTGGGTGGTGTTGTCGACTCCGAAAGGAATACCGAGTCGGTTTCGGTTCGATTCTCAATCGCTGGAACAACACCTGACTTAATGTCATCTAACAATAAAAGTGTTTCGAGCAATCCGCTACTTCCCATCGTATGACCAATTTTTTGTTTATACGATGTAGCAACGAATGCTTTTAGCGTTTGGTTCAAAGCATTCTTTTCAGCTTTGTTGTTGGACGCCGTTCCAGTACCGTGGGTTTTGACTATTTTAATCTCATCAGGGGAAATATTGCCATAGTGAATAGCGCCTTCTATGGCTTTAATGAACCCCTCACCATCCTCACATTGCCCAATAGCGTTTGTAGAGCGTTCTGAAGCGCTATATGCGCCCACTAGACGAGCGTGAGGGTCAATCTTTTGTTGGCGTGTAGCGTCGAGGGACTCAAAGACAGCGAGCGCCGCCCCCTGCCCCACACGAAACCCAAAGTTTGTCGAGTCGAAAGCGGATGGCTTTATTCCCTCTTGTTCTTGTTTTTCAGTCAAAACCGCCTTGGAGTCGCCAAAGAACTCTAGAACCGCGTTTGACACCCCATCCTCTACCGTCAGAACGATTACACGTTTGTAATCGTAAAAATCAATTAGGTTGGTCACATCCATCATCACCTTGAGGCTAGAAGCGCAGGCGCTGGCATCGGTGGTGACCATATCCATATCCCCAAAGGATTGAGCGATACGACCTGCATAGACTTGCGTCAACGTGAATGGCAAGAATTTGTAGGTGTAGGTCAGACGAGAGTTGTACTCACGTTGACCGATGCCAGCAAAGTGCGCGTTTCCACCAGCAAGAATGAACGCTGTCTTACCTACAGGGTTTTCCCTTAGATACGTCAACAGTTCAGGGTCAAGGACTTTTTCCGCCAGTTTGTGGGGGACGTAGACCAAACCAGATTTGGTTCGGTTGTAGGTGTCTGGGAACCAATTTACCTTTTGGGGGTAGATGATGTCGTCAAATAACTCTACGGTTTGCGTGCAAGCCGTACGGTAGTGTGTCAAAAATATCATTTGCACACCTCTTTTACTTCTTCCATCGAAGCAGGTTCTTTGGTCTTGTTTGCTATTACAAGGTCATGCAATTCTTGAACGGATGCTGGTGTCCATTCTTTGCTTACCTCATCAGCGATACCGTAAAGTTCATCAAAATACATAAGCATGACTAACCCGTCAAGGCTGTCAAGTCCAATGTCTTGAAAGGTATCTTCCATCGCCTTAGCGATGCTTGGCACGGAGTGCGCTGGACGCGCTACCTTAGCCACATAGTTAAATATTTCTATGAAGTTCATGTTGCCGTTCTCTCTGTAGGTTGATTGACCGCTCCGACTAAGGCTTCCGCCCAGTCTTGCCAGTTCTCATATATATACGGGGCTGGAATGCCCTCGTTTACAAAGACGTCGATGGCTTTTAGCCCCGCGCCCCACTCCTTCCAGTCTGTTTGCTGGTTCGGAATAGACAGTTGTTGCCCTGCATACGCCTCACACATCAACGACGCCCATGACTGGAAGTCGTGATTGCGAGGGTCATATACAAGAGCCAGTGCCATGTTAGCTTCCGTAAGGACGAGTATCGCCAAACTCAGCGTCAAGCATTACACGACCCATTTGGTAATTTCCACCAGACGTATTGCTAGTGAATTTCAATCTAATCTCACGGCGTTGTTCCCTCATATCCACCTTACCCGTATCTGGGTCAAAGTAGTAAGGGTCAGATGTCACGTCTTGGGATTGCGCAAATGGGCGACCAGTAATCTGTACAGACATGGTTCCAGTCTGAACAAAATCAGGTTCCACACGTTCCACGCGAACCCATTTGTTGTCACCCATCATCGCTGGCTGGGCAGGCCCACCAGCCACAAAACCCAAGTCACTTGTTTCAAAGTAACTCTCAATCGCGACTACGTTACTTCCCTTAACCGCATCAACCCCTGTCTCGTGTTGCCACAGGGATACAAAGGTCATGGTTGAGTTGACTGTCAACACAAATCCTGCTCCAGCGGGAAGGGAAGCGGATAAAGAATTTCCAGTTGTATATCCAGTCCCACGAGCGACAATTGTGCATACCGTTACCTTTCCACCAGCTACGGTTATATTGGCATATGCTCCAGTTCCAGAACCACCAGTTAACGGGGTAAGTGGATACGAACCATTGGTATATCCAGAACCTTGGTTGGAAATCGTTACAGCGTTGACTCCACCAGTTGCGTTTGGTTCCCAACCTGCATTGATTGGATAGTGGAAAACTTGAGAGAAGTAACCAGCGGAACGACGCGCACCCAAAGCTGTACCTGAGTCATACCAACATTGTTCGCGGATGTTGTAGATGATTGCGTCATTACATTCAGTCGAATCTCCCTTGGGGAAGAACCACCAAATCTCGCCATAACGAGGAACTTTGGTCACATAGACTTTTTGACGTTGAGCGTAGTTGAGGTTGTCAAAAAAGTAGTTCTGATTGAATGTATTAGGGATTTCCTTAACCACACCGTTATAGAGCAAGAAGCGGTCGACACCACACCAGTAGTAAATACCGTCGTACTCAATTACAGATTGGCTAGAAAGGATGGATGATTGGCTAGAGATGATGTCATAACGCCAATAGAACGTCTGAGGAGTTCCTGCCACTGTTACGGTGGTTGGGGTATAGGAAACCCTTACCAAAGAATCTAACGTCCAAAACAGACCAGATGGAGCGTTAGAACCACCACGCACTGGTAGACCTTGAACCACCTTAGTAGACGCTACGTTGGTCTCGTTGGAGTCCGCGGATACCCAATCGCTAGGGTTACCTGCTCCACTGTTCTTGATGAGTCCGTTATTCCCAAACACAAAGATGTAAGGATGCAAAACAACCACACCACCAGAAACGCTGATGTTGTTGTTGAAAGTGACTGTAACCGTACCGCTTGCGGTTGCTGGATTAGATATGACTACGCTTGTGGTGCTGACAGATACAACAGTTGTGTTGGCTGGAATACCAGTTCCAGTAACGGTTTGACCCGCTCCAACCAAAGCATTCGCTACAGATAGAGTAATGGTCGCGCTTGTATTTACCGTGGTAGCGGTAGCGGTAAACACACCGATAGGGGATAAAGAGGTTCCGCTTGTCGAACCACCAAGGACTGGGGTGTTTACTTGGCTGTTGATGTCTGCGAGGTTTTGCCCCGGGTGTGCCAACAACGTCTCATACCCAGTCCCTTGCGAATCGAAAAGCGAATCGAATTGCCAAAGGTTATTTGCGCTTGCTGTAAAACCAGTCAACGTATAGTCTTGAAGCGCTGAACCAACACCGTCGTTGTTGATTGGAAGGACTTGCAACCCATCAGAATAACCGCTGTAGACGTAGGAAAAAGCGTTCTGAGGGTTGACGTAAATACCACGGGACGGGCCAGCCAAGTTCGCCGTAATCTCACGATACCCAAGAATCTTTCGTGGGCGTGTTCTTTGGAACCTTACCCATCTTCCGTCGTTGTAAAAATTTCGGTCAAATACCGTACCGTCGCGTTGAACTCCTGCTTGGGTATCTAAAGCAAAAACCTTTTGCGTCATGTAAACGTACCCCCAGAGATACCACCAGTGAATGTTCCAGTTCCAGTAATGGTCAAACCAGTTGGAGACAACTCAAATCGGTTTGTTCCAAGAATGGAAATGTCAAATAATCCATAACCAGAACGCCAAATACCTGTACTGGTTTCAGAGGCAAAGTTAATTGCAGGCGTTCCTACCGTACCGTTGACCAAGTTCAAAGAGGTCGCACCAGCTTGAACGGTGTTAGCGTTGAAGAAGTTAGTTCCGTCGCAGACAAGGGTTGCTTGTTGCCCGGGGGGGATAATCGCCGTCGCGCTTCCCGTAATACCAGTCGTTACCGTCAACGTATGACCGTTGTCCGTCACCTGATTTGAGATGACGTAAAGGTTCACCACTGGTGGGTAGTAAACGGTTACGTTAGAAGTCAGGTTTCCAACGTACTCCTGAATGATTGACTGGATGTCGTAAGTCGTCAGGGTGTAAGAACCACCCGTTACTGGGTAAACCAAAGCTGTAAAAAAGAACGTATTGCTTTGACCGTAACCAATTGAGTAATAGTTTGTACCGTCACAAATGATGAACGCGGATTCATCTGGATTGAACATCTTGGTAGACAAGCCGTCGATGGTGTCTGACCCAGAACAAGTCAATGTGAGAGTTCCAGTTGCTCCATTTTTAAATATGAAGAACCAGTTGTTCCCAAGGGTAGACGCCAAAGGAAGGATAGCCGTACCAGTTCCGCTTGTCCACAACTTGGTTTGGGCGCGGTCATTTGCGGTAAAAGTGTAACCAGTCGAAAAAGAAGCCACTGGGTGGCTTTGATTCAGGGTGTTGGTAATCGCCACCAAACCAAGCCCAGCAAGCTGGGAAGCGTTGGCTGTAGAGGTTGTGGAACCAAAAGCGATAACACCCCAGTTACCCCCTGCGGTGGTATTAGCTGTCAAGTAGATGTATTGAGCGGTTCCGCCTGCGACGGTGCAAATAACGCTTCCAGCAAAGTTCAAAACACTGACAGAACTACCACTAGTATTACGGATGAGAGCGTCTTCACCGACCGATACTTGGGTCGCGTCAGGCATGGAAAGGGTGTAGGAACCGTTTTGGTAAACGTCCATGATTCGAGCCGCGGGACTCTCCGTCCCCGTCGCAAGACCAGCCCAGTACAACTGCAAATTTGCAGTCAGGTTGTAGGAAGCGTAACTGACGTCCGTTGGTTGGATGACGTCGCCAGTAAATGGGCTGGTGAAACTCATGTGTCAAGTACCGTTGCTTGGCGGTCACCAATACGCTGTAGGTTTTCAGCCTTGAGCGAATTCATAATCGCCGTGTATTGAGCCTGCCACATAGGGATGCGGTCGTCGTTCTTGAGGTAAGGCATCGCTTGCAACAAAGAACCATACAACAACGCTTGTGGAGCGTAAACCGTAAACCAGTTGGTCTGATTCGTCGTGTCGAGGGGTTGCACTCGTTCGTAGTACAAAACCTCGTAGGAGAAAGTTGTAGAGGGTGTAGGGGCGACTAACCAGTGGGTGTAGTCATAGTCGGCGTAATAGGCGGGTAATCCAGTCAGGCTGGAGTTAGGCCAATACTCCCTCAAATACTCATACGTTCTGAGCAAAATGGGTTGGCGGTTACCGTCTGAGTCAGTCACGTTCATGGAAACCGTCTTGTGCCAACGGGCTGGTTTCTCAATGACAGCGTTACCTGAAACCATTGTGCTGTTGGCGACTGTCAGGTTACCAAGGAATTTAATCTCCGCGGCGATGCTCTGCTCCGCCAACATGATGAAGGTAGGGATGTACGCCACCGTGGTGGGGTCGTTCCGTTCCAAGTAAGTTTGGATATTGTTGACTAAAGAGTCATAAGTCATTACAACGGCTGTAGTCACCCTATTTCTCCAAAAATGTGGTATGTCTCATTGTATTCCCCGAACCCTGATTAGGCAAACGGACGAGTACCTGTTTTGTCAATAATCAGCTTGGATTTCTTGGGGATGTCGCCAACATGGGTGACGATAGAAACGTGTGTCCAGCGGTCAAATTCTCTGATAACCTGTTGATAGGGCAACTCGCTTGCGATGATGGCACGCGTAACCTCGTCTGGAGTCATGCCAGAGACGCGAATGTCCGCGGCGCACCCACGGCGATGGTCACTCGTATTTTTCGAACCAACTGATGTATTGACAGCCTCCGACCTAAACGCACTGTTCACGATGATTGGTTTGTTTCCCAATATTACGCGCACCTGCTCCAAGAAATCAGCCAGACGTGGCAAGTTATTGATTGCGTTGATGATTTCCTCTTTCCCATCGACCACGCACTTTTCCATTGTGGTTGGGGTGTTATCCAATTCACGATGGTCGGTATGGGTTAAATCCTCAAAAGTAAAGTGTGGAGTTAAGTTCATTTTTTAAGCATCCCTTTTATTTCTTCTGTTTTGTCTTTGGAGCCTTGGCTAGAACCAAAGTAAAACGATAAGACTTGTCCTGCTGAACTAGTGATAAACCCTAGTGCAAAGATAATGATTTGTTGTTGGTCGGTTGGGACGTTGGTGAACATCAGCGCGCCGATTAAAACAAACGCCAAGCCAACTACGCCAAGGGCTAGGATAGGTACAACCAACTTGTCTAACTTGGTAGCGTTAGCGCTTGTAGCGACTTCTGCGTAGGCTTTGCGAGCGGAATCACGGTCTTGAGCGTCCATTTTGGCGTACTCAAGGTCAAGCTCTTGGAGTTTTTGAACTGCTTGGGGGTCACCTGCGATTGCTTGCGCTACCGCCTCAACAGTATCACCAACGCCCAGCTTAGAAGCAATAGCGCTAACAGCGGCTCCCCCCAAAGGCCCAGCAACAGCAGTAGCAAGAGCAGGCGCAATCCCTTTAAGAAGCCCAAGTAATTCATTCATTTTGTTTCCTTCAACTCACGTTTTAACTTACGCAATTCTTTGATTTCTTGTTTGAGTTGCGCTTTCATATATAGGGTTTCCACATACGCCATTGATGTGGCTCCAACAATGATGCATATCGCTACCCCAATCAAAACCCACCAGACAAGTTTCGTAGTTGCCACATTAACCACCCAAAAAACATAGATATGAACATCACAGCAACCACCCCACTTGTTATCTCAATAACCCGAATTTCCTCTTGTTCCTTTTCCCATCTAGCTTGTCTAGCTTTACGAATCATCTCTGACCTAGCCCACTCCTGTTCGCGTTCAATCTTGGCGTGCATCTTGAGGAATCGGCTATACAAGTCTTTAAGTTCAGAGGGTGCGTACACCATGACCTCACGGGTTTGTTCCATCAACTTCTCCATTTGAAGTTCGATTAGTACGCGTTCCGTCGCTTTCTTTGAGGTGTTTTGGTCAGGGTTGTACTTGTTCTTTGATTCCTCTTCTAGTTCAACATAATGGTTGGTAATCTGTCGTTGCGCGTCAAACAAAATTCCGAGGCTTGTACCAATATCTGAGATAAGTTTGGTTTCAAGTTGTTCGTAGGATTGTTTGGTTGCTTTCGCTTTCGCCACAGGCTTGGGCGTGGTTGGCGTGTTGGATGGTTTGAAAAAACCGAGGAACCAACCCCACAGTCCCTTGAGGGCTTTGGCGTCGTCAATAGCTTGCTCAACTGTCTTTTTAGCTGATTCGACCTCCATGCGCCCTTCGTGAAGGAGAGCGCACCCCTGTTTGATGACACCATAGGCACTTTGTGCCATGAGGAAGAGGCTAAGAGGGTCAATGACTCACCTCTATCGAACAATAAGTTTCATCAAAAGTTCAGCGACAGAACCAGTTCCAAGAAAAGTCATACCAGCGATTGCGTACAAGATGTACTCAATACGTTGCATCCTCTTGGAACCGTCATCAAATCGACTTTGAATACGTTCATAGCGTTGCGCACAAACCGCTTCGTGAACTGAAAGACGTTTGTCGGTTTCCGTAGCGAGTTCGTGCGTATCGCTCATTAGTCAAACCCTCGTAAAGTTTTAGCTAAACGAGCGCGTTGACCAGTAACCCCGCTTTTCTTGGCGGCGGCGTTCAACTTTTTAGCAGGAATTTTTTTACCTTCAGGTACACCCAAAGATTCACGCAATGCACCTTTATGTTTGATTGCGTTCTGTATCCATTTTTCAGCCATTTTGAACCTCAGTAGGTTGTGGTTGAGGTTGATTCTTAGCCTCTGCTTGCAAGCCCTCTACCAACTGAAATACTTCTTGGTATGGACGAGTGCCGAGATAGCCAATGACTGCATTAAGAAGTTGTGCTGAGATTTGTAGTTTTTCCATTGCCATTTTCCTTAAAAATTTCCGCTGTTATGGGTCAGCGGTTCACCCTTTTGGGTACTTTGCCTTGACCGCTTGGCAGTCGGCTATGTATTTGTCAATCTGCGCTTGGTCGCCCTTGACCACACCGTCTAAGTAGTCGATGAAAGATGGGTACTCAGACTGACGCTTGCGCTGATACGATTTAGCATCATATTCTGTTTGAAGACGAATAACTTCCGCGTCTATTTCTGCATCTGTTGGTCGCTCTTGGGTATTTTCATACCATTCAATTTCATCATTAGCGTTTAAACCAAAATTACAACCTTGTCGCAAAGATGAAACTGCATCAAATTTAGTAAAAATCATGCCGCAATCTCCATAAGAATCATTGTGCTAGATGTGCAAATAGTTGTATCAGCACCCCTTCTGTTGATATACATAGCTCTAGGACTGTTTGGCAATGCTTGAATTCGATATGTAGTTGAAGATGTTGTAGATGGAGAGTCAAGCAAAACAAATGTTCCAACATTTCCATGTGTTGCGTCCACATTCATTGTTGGCGAATATGTTGAATTTGTGCTTCCACCAGTTCCTTGTTGCAAAGCAGTTGCGCCCCTTGTTATATTTATACCAACATCAGCATTCGTATCTGCGCCAACAAACCCCAAAGTAACCATTATTAAAATTTTACTTGTAGAAGATGTTGGTGTAATAGAGGTGTCTAGTTGACTATAGTATGAGCCATTTGATAATGAGAGCGTCGTATTATTTGTGGTCATTACCGTTTGCAACACAGACCCCGTAGGCAATCTAGCCTTACCTAAAGTACCGCTAGAAATGTTAGACGCATTAGTAGCAGTTGATGCTTGTGTTGTTGAATCAGCGAATGTTAGACCATTCGTTCCATCTACGATAAATGTCATTGTGTCACCTCATCAGCAGGGAGTGGAGTGTTACCTTCGGCTACCCACTTTAGGTAGGCTTGGTAGTCTGTGTTGTCTGGGTCAAATGGGATGCAAGCACCGTCTGTTGTGCGAATGATTGCTGAACTCACTATAGTGCCGTCAAAATTTTTGTATTGTTTATACATTTATAACTCCGCAGAAACAAGAATAATCCCGTTTGAATAAACAGCAGGTATTGTTATATAAAGTTTGTTTGATGTTAAACCGCTAAAGTTTGGAAGATTAAAATTCATGCCTAATTGATTTGCTCTATTG